ACATCAAAGAACAGATGTCAGACCATATAACGGCACTAGAGAATGAGATAGACCGTCAAGACGCATTGATTAAATTGTTAGTACAAGCTCTATTCCTAACCTATGGGGAGAAAAAATAATGGAAGCTCATACAGATTTTTCACAAGAAACACGTAACTCTGCATGGTGGTCAGGTGACAGCCGTAAAGCAGCCAACGGCAAAGGTAACGAAGTAGTCCTAGAGAAGCTAGGCATGAAGGAACGTCCAGATTTATCACAGATTGAAGCAGTACAGATGGGTCATGTGATGCAACCTGTTATTGGTAGGCTTGCTTCAGAGCGTTTAAAACTTGAATTAAAGGATGCGGATTATGCGCTTACTCATTCTAAAGAGACATGGATGCGGTCACATTTCGATTTCATCTCTAGTGACGGGAAAACGCTTGTTGAAGCGAAAAACTACAATGCGGCAGTACGCAACAAGTTTGATGCTGAAGCAGGGATTATACCGCCCGCAGATATGGCACAGCTTATCCACGAAGCAGCTTGTCACAACGTGGAGCGAATTGTTCTGGCTGTTCTGTTCGGTGGACAAAACTTTGAAGTCTTTGATTTTCAGATTAACGAGGAACAAAAGGAAAGTCTTATTAAAGACATGGCGACCTTTTGGGCAGCGGTGGCAGTCAAGACACCACTAGCGCCTGAAGACACAGAGCAAACAAAGTTAATCTACGCAAAGGATAGCGGCACAAGTATTGTTGCTCCTAACCCTATTGAGAAGGCAGCAGTAGCTTTGAAACAGGTGAAGGACAATATTAAGCAGCTTGAAGAACGCAAAGACTACCTAGAGACAACCATTCAGTCATTCATGCAGTACAACGCTGAACTGGTGGCTTTTGACGGCAATATCCTAGCAACGTGGAAGAACACAAAGCCAACAAAGAAATTTGATTCCAAGCTCTTTCAATCTGCAATGCCGGACATCTATGAGAAGTTTGTAGTCGAGCAGCAAGGCTTTAGACGATTCCTAATCAAGTGAGGACAATATGAATACTTACGCATTTCCAAGTGGACATGACCCAAAGACAGGCACAGCACAGTTTGGCATGAACCTAAGAGATTACTTTGCGGCTAAAGCTATGCAATCATATTTATACAAAGTAATTCATTCATATACGCATGAAGAATCAATTGTTACAAAAACACCGTCATTAAAAGAAATTACAGAAGCATCCTATGAAATAGCTGATGAGATGATGAAAGCGAGAGAACTATGAGCAACCTAGTACCTATTAACGACATTGAAAAGATGGCTACAGCAGTAGCTAAGTCAGGCTTATTCGGTGTTAAAAATCCAGAACAAGCAATGGCTTTGATGCTGATAGCACAAGCAGAAGGTATGCACCCCGCAATCGCTGCGAGGGATTACCATGTCATTCAAGGCAGACCCGCATTGAAAGCTGATGCAATGATGGCGAGGTTTCAATCCTCTGGTGGCAAAGTAGAATGGAAAGTTTATACGGACAAAGAGGTTACAGGTGTCTTCTCGCACCCCTCTGGTGGCAGCGTCACAATTACTTGGACGTTTGATATGGCTACCAAAATTGGTCTTACAGGCAAAGATAACTGGCGCAACTATGCACGAGCTATGCTCAGAGCTAGATGTATCTCTGAAGGCATTAGAACGGTTTATCCGGGCTGCGTGGTGGGAACCTACACACCTGAAGAAGTGCAGGACTTTGAGCCGAAGAAGACTTATTCTGCTCCGACTAAGGATATGGGGAGTGCAGAAGTCATTACGCCAGAAGAAATTGAAGCGTTAAGTGAACCGTCAGATTTTCAGATTTTTTTACCCGACGGGAGCGTTTACGCAAACTGTAATGATTCTGAAGAATGGATAGCGTCTTACGCAACAATGATTCGTGCTATTCGTGAATCAGCAAAGCTGGACAAAGCCAGCAAGAAGGAAAAGGAAAAGCAATTCAAAGCAGCTAATGAAGCTACTAAGAAGAAGCTCTCTCCTGAATTAAGAGTGAAGTTATTAGCTTCTGTCGAATCAACTGAGTTTGATGATTTAGAAGATGCAGTCGAATAACTTTAGATTTAATGGACTACAACCCTTCGGGGCATTTCTTCCTAACTTGGAAAGGATAAAGAAAATGGAACAAGAAAAGAAACCTAGTTATGTGCCGCAAGAATTAAAAGGACGCATTACACATAACAAGTATAAAAAGAAAGACACAGAGCCAGACATGAAAGGTTCTCTATGCGTAGAGGGCAAGATAATAAACTTTGGTGTATGGCGAAATGAAGGTCAGTATGGTGAATACTTTAGCATCAAGGTGTCAGACCCTAACTGGAACAAGCAACAGTATCCAAAAGATGTGACACCAAGTGGATACCCTAAAGATTCAGACGTACCATTCTGATGAGAGCTATCCTTGTTCTTCCGTTTCCACCTTCAATGAATACCTACTGGCGTAACTTTCGAGGACGCACAGTATTAAGTAAGGCAGGACGGGAGTTCAAGATAGCAGTTCAAGACTATGTAATTGAAAACAATATTCCTAAGTTTGGGGAACGCAAGTTGAAGATAACAATGATTCTCAGACAACGAGATAAACGCAAGGTGGACATCGACAACCGCATCAAAGCAGTTCTTGACAGCTTACAAGACGCTGGTGTGTTTGATGATGACTTCCAAGTTGACCATTTAGAAATGATGCGTGGCGAACCAATTAAGTTTGGTGCTATTCATGTAGTAATTGAAGCAGTAGAAGACCCCCGTCAGTCCAAAGGCGAGTCCCTCTGAGGACAGGTTAGGAACCCTTGGGCAAGGTTTTGGACAGCCCACTAATTTAAGGATAATTATGTCAGACAAAAAACACATATTTGTAGCAACTCCGATGTACGGTGGACAATGCTTTGGTTACTTTGCTCAATCATGCTTACAGTTTAGTAACCTATGCAAAACTAATGATGTTGATGCGAGCTTTTCTTTCCTCTTTAACGAGTCATTGATTCAACGAGCAAGAAACTTGTTAGCGCAACACTTTCTAAAGAGTAATGCAACGCACATGATGTTCATTGATGCAGACATTCGCTTTAATCCTGAACAGATATTCCCGATGCTGGAGGCTGATAAGGAAATTATCTGCGGTATCTACCCCAAGAAAGAAATTAACTGGACAACAGTCAAAATGGCTATGGACGCTAATGTTCCTAATGACCAGTTAAAGTTCCATACAGGCGCTTTTGTTGTGAATCTGGTGGACTATCAGACTGAAGTAACAGTGCCAATTAATGAGCCTGTCCAAATCTGGAATGGTGGCACAGGCTTCATGCTAATTAAGCGTGAGGTATTTGAGAATCTGATTGGCAAGGTTCCTACTTACTTGAACAACGTATTAGATATGTCGAACAAAGAGAACGGTGAAACTATCAACGAGTTCTTTGCAACGTCTATTGAAGATGAAACTAACATCCTGCTCTCAGAAGACTACTACTTCTGTAAGAAAGCTCGTGAGCATGGCATGAAGGTATGGGCTGCTCCTTGGGTTCAGTTAGCTCACATCGGAACGTATGCGTTTGAAGGTCAGCTAATACAACGACCATGATGCGAAACAAAGAAGCTCCTCACATTGATTTTGAGGAGTTAGTCGGCTTACTTGGGAAGGTTGTCCCGTCTAATCTGGATATGGTTCTGGAGAGGAGAGGACACTTCCTATTCGGTGAATGGAAGCGAGACAATGAGAAGGTTAGCAAGGGGCAAGAAATCCTCTTAAAAGCCCTTGCAGAGCTTCCGCAGAATACTGTCTTGATAATCAATGGCGACACCGATAATGGGATGCGTGTAGATAGCTTCTGGCGAGTCTTGCCTGACGGTAGATGTATTAAATCAGGCAGTGGTCTAATTGAATTTAAAGACTATATTATCGAATGGTATCTTGATGCTGACGCTTGATGCCCCAAAAGTAGAGGTCTTTAGCATTGTCATCCGTACTAAAGCCGTAGTCTTCAAAGATTGAGAAATCAAAGTTATCTCTGAAGTCTTGCTCTGTTAGATTCTTATAGTAGTCGTGAGCAGTAAAAGGAGAGTCCCAAGGGTTTGTTCTTGTAGTGCCATGTTCAGGTCTGCCAGTGGTTGCACAAGAAAAGAACACTAAGCCTGACGACATTCTGACCATATTCTCAAACGTCTCTAACCACTTAGGATTGTGTTCAAAGCACTCACAAGAGGCTACAACGTCAAACCATTCATCCGCATAGTCTAGGTCTTCACCATGACAGACAACATCCACACAAGAGCCAACAGCTAAATCAACTCCGATGTAGCTACAATCAGAAAAGAAGTCTCTGATTGTGCCGTTAATGTTTAAGCTGCCAACTTCAAGAACGTGCTTGCCGACAAAGTATTCAGGAAACTTATCTTTAACTGACGCAACAAAATTAATTTGCGCTGGATGACTCATCTACATCCCCAACGCTTTCTAGCAGCTTTTCCTCTCTCACCTTTCCAGTTCTTAGAACGAGCGCAGAAAGATTTGTGACGAGGATTCTTTGGGTCTTTAGTCGGAGCTTTTAATTTACTGCCAGTAGCACGATTGTATTTCTTACGACCTTTAGCAGTAAGACCGCCTCCAGCTTTAACTGAGAGCTTCTCGCCACGACCGACAGATAAATTAGTATTAGACAATTGTTGCTCCTTGCTGCAATTGTGCCAATGTTAGCCCCTTTGTGTATTGGAAATGAGGAAACTCTTTAAACTTTTTCCAATCTCCAGCCCATTCTAAGCCGACAGATTTTCCAATTACACCAACTCTTGCCCATGTGTTGACATCATTCCACACAGCTTTGCCGTTCACAATCGGCACAACATCCACAGCACAGCGCCAGTTATGAAAGGATTGACCAGCTTTGGCGTTAGTTACCTTGCTGCCGCCAGTAGTACGCCCTTGAGCATACAAGGCATTTTGACTCTCGTTATCCCGATAAGTCGAGGTAACCAAGAGGTCTATGCCTTCTGCTTTAGCTTTGTCCAGAAATTGCTGAACTTTCACCTTAACAACAGGCAAAAGGTCATCCAGACTACGGCTGTTTATCATCCTTTAGTGGACAGTCCTATGATGCCAGCAACACCCAAGCCAACAGTAACAATGTGGTTAGCTAGTTCAGGGGCAACAGGAACGCCAATAGCGGTTAAAAATAAAACTAAACCACGCCATGAGGATGGTTCTCTTGCTCTATCTAAAATATATTGTTTCATAGTCCTTCTCCCGGAGTTACATAAATTATTCCTGTTCCACTTGCCACAATTCCTGATACATAACAAGTATTTCCGCTAGTAGCTTGACCCGGAGCAGTAATAGTTGTTGTGGAATTATTGTGCAACACAAAACCGTATGAAGGTGTTCCCGCAACAGGAATTGCTACATTATCAGTAGAGCTTGTTCCGATACGAACAAATACTTCAGCAGCAGTACCATTATGAATACGCAACTGATTGCTTGGATTGTCAGCTAATACCACTACTGTGTTTGCGGTAGTGGTTAAGTTAATGCGAGTTGTTTTGCCTTTAGGCTGAAACGGAATGTTATTAGCCATTAATACACCTTCTTACCACCGCCAGAAGTCGGAGATTCTTTGCGGGTAAAGTAATCATTTGGCTGATTTTCTTTAAAATTCCACACAGCCTGAAAGCCACCAGAAGGTAACTTGCCAGATTGATATTCGCCCGGTGACGAAAGACGGTCTTGAGTTATGCCAGTACCAATTTGAGGTACGCATTTAACTGACTTCACTTTTGGAATCATGTTCATTTGTATTCCTTTCTTTGATTTTCACTAGAAGGTAACTGAATACCACAAATATTGCTAATGTTGTTACCCTCTCCCACGTTGGGTTCCACATTGTCCATCCACACATTATGCTCGATGACAAGAGAACCAAAATCGTGATGAGCCTGTCGGTAATGACCCCTAATGCCAGCCTGACTAATTGAATTGCATCCATAAAGTATCCCCTTTTTAAAGATACTCATAGTCTAATCCTATTCGTCATCCTCATCAACACCAAATCCAGAACCCCACTCATCATCCGACATCTTCATTTTAATGGCTTCCAGCTTCAAAGCCCTATCAATAACCTTCGTTTTATCCGTAATTGAAGCCGTAGAATCGCTCATTACTTCCTTTAACATCTGAGCGATTGCAGTCTCCAACTCTGGATTTATCCCCTTTTGTTTCTTTGCCATTACTTGCCCATCCCTATTTCACCTATTTTTCCTGCTAAACCTTGTCTTAATATAAATATTAATGCTTGTGAGACTTGGTTTGGTTCCATAGTAAGCTGGACAACTCTCATGCGCTCAGATATTTGCTTTGCTAATGCGTCATCAATCAGTCCAGTTTCCAATAAAGCTGGCTTCATCTTAGCTTCCCACTCACTACGAATAGCACTGCTACCAGCAGCACGAGGGTCTAATTGAGACAATTCCTGCTTAACAGCCTCTTTAAATGCTGATGCAACTTTAGGGTCAGACTTAATAACTTCAGAAGCTCTACGCAATTTGTCTGTATTACCCTCAGTAATCAGCTTACGGATTTGCGTTATGGTGTCACCCTTGCCAATTATTGCCTCAAACTTTTCATTCGGAATCTGAACTTTTTCGGCAGCTTCTTTGCCTTCAGCCATAATCTGCTTGGCTTCTTTCTTGCCAGTAGCAAGAGCTTCTTTAGACGCTCTAGCAGCCTCGTTCCTAATCTTGTCTGCTTCAGCTTGACGTAAACCCGGCAACGCACCAACTTCTGTCTTCAAAGCCTTTGATAACGCTTGTGTCTTAGGAACAATACTCTCTGCGCTTGCAGTAGCAGAATAGTGGTTTTGCAGTCTTGCTCTTAGGTTAGGCATCAAATCTAACCATTCGCCATTCTTCTCTATGTATTGCTTAATACCTTTAGCGTCAGCATCTTTCAAAACACGAGCTACATGGTTGGACGCTTGCTGCTCTACAAATGTAGGGTCTTTAGTAAGATTCATTAAATCTTGAACTTTTTTACGAGTAGAGAAAAACTCTCTCGACAAACCAGAAGGGTCGTAAGTAAAGTATTCAGGATTAATTAAGTCTTTAGCGACAATTTTTTTACCAGCAGGTATTCTCAAAGCATTTAATAAGTCTTTGCCTTCAGAATAATTACGCAACATCATGTCAAACGCACCATCTTTACCGCCAGCGTACTCAACTTGAGCTTCACGAATTAATTTGTAAAGTTCTTTTGCTTGTTCTTTGCTAATATTTCTAAAGCCTTCAACTTCTTTGCCAGCATAAACGTCACCTAACTTACGACGAACCTCATCTAATGCTTGAAACGATGGAGTCTTACCTGCCACCTCAACAAGTTTTCCTGATTCATCAACAGCATTTCTTATGCCGCCAATAGCATTACGAATGTTCGTTAAACTTTGAACGAGAGTAGGTTCAACCGTTTGTTTAAACGCTGATTTTGCAAAATCACCTTTGCCAAGTTTTTGGTCAAGATAATCTTTAATTGCTTTGTAAGCAGTAGTTTGAGCAACGCCAATATTTTGAGATTCTTTTGCAATAACTAATTTATTTACATCATCTTTGGCTGCGTTGTAAGCGCTGTTTAAAGCCTTCTGCTCATCACTAACTACTTGATTAATACGTTTTTGAATGTTGCCACCAGTAGTAGCCTCAAACTCAGCAGCATTGCCAATCTGTTGCAATGTCTCTTGTGGCTTTCTTTCCGCAACACCGCCAGCAGCTTGCGCTCTACCACGAACCTGCATCTTTCTATTGGCTTCATCTAATGCGCCCTCAATGAGCTTTTTGGCTTTTGCATCGCCCTCATCAAGTATTCTTTGAGCCATTGCTTTATTGGTTGCAAGAGTTCTTTCAGCTAAACTTTTGTACTGATTAAGGATTGCCTCTGCTTGCAATTCAGCAGAAGCAATATCATTAGCAATACGCTTTTGTGTATCAGCATCAGCTTGCTGTAATTTAACAAGAACCTTCTCGTAATTAGCAATGTCATTAGGACTTGCTCTTAAACGCTCAGTGTTCAATAGTTGATTAACTGGCTTACGATTTCTAAAGTTTGCTAACTCATTAGCGGCTGCTTTTAAACTTCCTGTTCTTGCGCCTTTTTCTTCTGCAATTGACATTAATGCTTGGTACGGGCGAGAAGTAGTAACAAACTTTGTAGCAACGCCAACAGCGGCAGGTGCGCCAATCTCACCAACAGTCTCAGCAATGTCACCCCTAGTAATGTTTACACCGGGTAAGCTAATAGCTGTCTTTTCTTTTTCTGGTGTAACTGCTTTCAATCCTTGACCAGCAAGATAACCACCAGCGCCAGTAAGCGCAGAACCTATTCTTCCTGCTCTAGCTATTTGACCACCAGCTAAAAGGAATGGAGACATAGGGCTTGGAACCATACCTGCCGCAGTTAATATTTCAGGCGTAGCATAACCAACAGCGCCAGAAGCTAATGCGCCTTTTGCGTAAGGAGCAGCTTTAGTCAAAATACCTTCTGGCTCAACATCCGTTGGAGGAGCAGAAGGCTGTCTAGCAGTAGGTTTCGCTTGAGCAGAAACTAAATCAGAAGGAGGCTCTGCGTTTCTTGCTGCGCTAACTAAGTCTGAAGGAGGTTGTTCCATATTAATCTACCTTTTGAGATTGCCATTTTCCTTCGCTATCCTTCCACCACCAAGCCTTTTGACTTGGGCTATAAGATGCTGAAGGAGGAACTCCCTGCGGAATTGCTGGAATAGCAGGAACAGCGGCAGGAGCAGTAGGCTCAGTCTCCACTTGCAACGTATTTACATTAAATGGCGTTGTTGATGGCGGCAATGTAGAGAAGTCAGGAAGCGCAGAGAAGGTACGACGAGTCATTGCTTGACGACCATTAATTTGGTCAATCAGTACGGCAATCTTGTCTTCAATAACTTCTGGTGTATCTCCGGGTTGCGGAACAGTACCGTAGTTACGCATAGCTTCACCGCCAGTAACAGCTTTACCAGAAATGCTTAGATACACATTATTTCTGACTGACTGAGCTTGCGAGATGAATTGACGCAGCTTACTAGGTATTTCCTCTTGCAATAATTGATTACCAATCTTTCCACCTTCTTCAGTTAAGAAAGATTCAAGACGATATTTTTGAACTAATTTTCTTAGTTCAGGGTCTTTCAATTTTTCTTTTAAGCTATTTAAATCAGCACCTAATTGTGCTTCACCAACGTAGTTCTTAACTACTTCAGAGCCGGGCTTTAATGCTCCACCTGCTTTTTCTTTCTCTCTAAGGTCAAGCTCACGTTTTCTAAAGCCTTCCATTCTATTTCTATGGGCTTGCTCTGCATTAAATTTCTTTTCTTCAAATTTCTGTTTAATTTGTTTTTCAGCAGCAGACTGCAATTCAGTTAAAAAAGTTAAGCCGGATTGAATACCTTGCTTTTTAACTTTTTCAGCAACAATAGGACTTCCTAACTTTGCGACTTCTACAGCAATTATCGCATCGGCTTCTTGACGGTTAGTGGCTTGTAACTGAAGACCACGATTAAATGCGGCTACAGCCTCATCTAACTTTCCTTTCCAAACAGCCATATTTTTATCAAACTCTGCTAATTCTTTTTTCCATAAATCAGAGCGACCTTCTCTCCAGCCCTTCATCATGCCTGTCATTGAAGTCAAAGAGTTCATTGCAGCCATTTTTCCGCTGCCACCCAAAGCCATACCAATGACACCAACAAGACTAAACAATGTTGCAATGTCTTGCATATTTTCTTTAGTCGGATGAAATTCCGGTCTTGGAAAATCTTTGTAAAATCTATCAAGTTTTTCGTATTCTTGTTCAACTCCTGATTTTTGTTCTTGAGCAGCCAACAACTTTAATTGCGCTTCAGATTCTTTTTGTTTTTGCTCTAATACAGGAATGTTTTGCCCTATCTTTTGTTCTTCACCAAGCAATTTTCCTTTTAACTCTAATGCTTTTTCTGGAGTTTTGGCTTGTTTAGCCAATCCTGTGTAATCTATTTGCGGAATAATAGATTTAGATTCAGCAGGAGCTTTAGGCGCAGCAGGAATTCCAGTTGGGTCAAGCCCCATCTTTAATCCAAGAGCATCAGAAACCTTGCTATCTGATAATTGATTTGGTTCAGCCATTACGCAGTCCTCATTGGAATACCAGCCGCTATTGCTGCTAAGTTAGTGTAGAAAGCATTATTGACTTGACTTAATTGTTGGTCTGCTTGCATACCAGTACGAATAGCACCGATAGCAATGTTGTCGCCAATATTAGAGACTTGTAATCCTAAGTTGTATTGCTGTGCAAGCAATTGCTGACGGAAGGCTTCAGCTTGTGCGGCAGCTTGTTGAGCGCCTACACCACCACGAGTTTCAGTTCCTTGCGCTAATCTTGCTTGTAGAGCTTGATATGCTTGTGCAGATTGTGGTGTTAATTCACCAGCCATTGCAGCACGTTGTAATTCTGTACCTTGTGCTTGATATGGTCTGCCTAATGCTTGCATTTCACCAGCACGAGCTTCTGCTTGTTTTCCTGCTTGTCTGCCTTGATAAGCACCGAACAAACCAAGACCACCAGCCAAACCAAGACGTAGCTTTTGTTCGTCAGTCATCTTGTCAAAGAAACCTTTAACTCCACCACCTTTATCAGCAGTTAATTCTGTAGCTGCTCTTGGAGGAGCAACTGACGATACACCTCCGGGAGCAAAAGAACCAGAAACAGGTTGGTAAACTTGTTCACCCATTACATTAGTTGACGCTGTAGGTTGACCATAATATCCGGTCATTGCTTGTGCGTAAGCAGGAGAAGTTACGTCCTGATAACTTGCTGGCGCAGCACCCGCAGGAGCTTGATATTGATATTGTTGAGAAGCAACATTCATTGCTGATTGTGCTGGCTCTCTATCTGCAAAACTTTGAGGAGAATAATCTCCCCCAAAATAATCGCCACCATAAGAAAAAGAATAATCAGAAGCGGAAGGAGTATTACCATACATAATTGACTCACCAGCTCCATAAGACATACCGTCATAGCCATCATAGAACTCAAGCAATCCAGTATCAGGGTTGACGGTTCCAGCGCCTCCGGCATCCTTCAGCATTTGCGCTTCTTTCTTTGTGATGTGAGCTAAAAGCGTGTCATTGCCACGACCTTTTTTCTCTAACATTTGAGCGATTCTCATTAAATCGCTGCTCTCAGAAATATCCGCTTTTAGAAGTTTTGCTATTTGCTTTGACATATTAAGCCTCCGAATTGCCCATGTAACGTAGTGATTCTACGTTCCAGCCTGATTTCTTACCGCCTTCTTTTTCGCCACCAAATACAGGCGCACCGGGGTCAAGACGTAATGCTTGAGCCAATGCCTCTGAACCCGGAGAAGTGCCTGAACCTGTTGTCGCTACGCTTGTTTGTGGCGCTTGTTGAGTAAAGCTGGTTGCGCCTACGCCACCTTTATTTGAGCTAAACAATGAGGATGCACCCACATCAAACAACTCACGTTCAGCAATATTTGCGTACTTTTCACCCTTTGATGCGTTAGGGTTAACAGGGAACAGAATGTCTTTTGCAGCGCCCGTACCAGCACTAATCAAACCTCTTTCCGCTGCCGTTCCAATATTCTCACCTCCAGCAACGCCAGCAGCAGTGCCAGCAGCAAATTGACCTACTCCCTTAGTTACACCTTCAGCAACTTCTCTGGATAATCCTTGCCTAACGCCAGCTTGCGTAATGTCACCACCAATATTTTTAGCAAATTCTCCGGGATATTGCGCTTTACCAGCAGCAGTCATATCTTTTGGAGCGCCTTGGAATTGACTTCCTACAGCACTACCAACGCCACCCATTAGCGCACCTTTTCCAACATCGCCACCAGTAATAGCTGCGGTAGTTGCGCCAACTACTGCGCCTGTAGCGGCTGTAGCAACAATTCCAGCGCCAATAGCAGTTTCAATGGCAGCAGCAATTCCTAGTTCTACAATGGCATAATCAACAGCAAAGGAAACGGCTATAGGAATAAGAGGCATATTAAATCTCCACTTCGTAAACGTAGGAAGGCTTCATTTGCCCACCAATATATTTAGCATCTTGAGAAATCTTTACATTTAATCCAGTTAATTTTGCAATTGATTGAAATGCTGGATTATCTGAATAAGTTACAAATTTATTTATTCCTTGATTTTTCAAAGTTTTTGCAAGTCCAGAATAAGCTCTTGCAATTCCTTTAGGAGACTCTTGTGTAGCAATGTGAGTTTCTACAACGCCCTGTTGTTTTGGAATAACTAGAAAAACAGAATTATTTATTTGCACTAATTTAGCACCAGCATTTTTTACCATGCTTGCTAATCTAAAGAAAAAATCTTCCGGGTCAGCACCTTCAGCTAAAGCAGCATCCCGCAAAATAATATCCGCTGCTTTTTGCTCGCCAGATTCTCCCTGCTCTTTTTTAATAGCATCCATTACCGCAGCATCACCTTGATTTTGTTGCGGTGCAATATTTGAATTTTTTGGGGGGGTGGGAAGCATATTTATAGTCCTAAAGAAGCAGCTATTTGCTGATGAATATACAAATGTGAAGCTATCCAATCGTAGAAATCTGACTCATTATTGAAGTCAACATCAAGCATATTAAACGGATTATTTAGCCCTAAAAGCCCTGCAAACGCTTGATGTTCGACCTGATGAGCCAATAACCAATCGTCTAAATTGGACGTTTCAGCGTCTGTTAAAGGGTAAATTGGCACTGAAATGCCTGAATCCATGAATGTTTCCTGAAATACCTTATGTTGCAGACCATTAACGAACAAAAACTCCTGCAAAGAGTCATTGTTGCCGTACTCTACGATAGATAAGGTGTCAAAATCCATTACTTATCAGCCTTGTTCTCTAAGCGGTCAAATATCTTTCCGCACATAACTTCAATACGTTTCACAGCGTCAGAGAAGTCCTCACGACGTACAAAGTCTGCATGAACTTCCCTACCTAAATCCCTAATCTCATCTTTTAAATCTTGTATTGCTTCCCAAATAATCTTGAGCATCCATCCGGCAAGTACGCCACAGACAGTTATGATTAAATTAAATAATTGTTGGTTTTCCATGTTATGCAGCGTAGTAAGGAACCTTAACAACGGTTGAATTAGCCAAAGTAAATTGTAAATATCCCGCTGGAACCAACGGTAAACTTGATGTTGCAAAAGTAGCAGTTGCAGACGTAGCCTGACCGAGAGAGTTAATAGTCACACTGTTGTTTCCGTTAATAACCATTGCGCTACTTGTTGACGCACTTGCATTAGCAAGAAAATGAACAGAGTTTGCGTTCCATGTAGCAATGGCTACGTTTCCGTTATAGCCAACAAAGAAACTTGCATTAGGATTAGATACAGCATTGTTTGGAAATCCAGCAGCAGCAAAACTGTAATTGCTGCTATTAACTCCCATATCACTATAAGCAGTAAAGCCATCATTAATGGCTGAAATGCTTGCATACGATGTCGTACTGTTATTAGTGTTTTGAATAGCAATATAAGAATATGTAGAAGCATTTCCAACAAAGCTAGAAATGATACCAATGTCAGAATTAGACATTGCTCCACCAACATTAAGCGCACCAGTATTAGAGCTTATTCCTCTATATGTAATGTTGACATTGCCAGCAGTTACATTGTTAAGCGTTGCGTTTCCGCTAGAAATTGTTACATTTGTTTGTGTGACGTTATCCGTTGTGCCGCCAGTAATAACAACAGCATTAGCGTTTTGCGTAGCCATTGTTCCCAAGCCAGTAATATTGGCTGGAGAAATGCTAATTGCAACATTTGAAGCAGCAGTAAGCTGACCTTGAGCATTAACAGTAAAGGTTGCTACAGTATTTGCAGAGCCATAAGCTGCGGCTGTAACCGATGTATTTGATATTGCAATGGTTCCTGTGGTCGATATAGGACCACCAGTTAATCCTGTTCCAGTATTAACTAAGGTTACTGTGCCGCTACCGCCTCCACCACCACCTCCGGCTACCTTTAACATTGCTTACTCCTTATAGTCCATCGCCCGGTGTTACATAAATTACTGCCGTACCCGATGCTGTTATTCCAGTGAAATAAGCATTTGGAACAAAAGTCAATATCTCATCAGTATTAGGCAATAAAGGAAAAGACTCTTGTGAGCTTGTAACTTGTATTGCACTATTTGTTGCGGCATTAGATGTGCTTCCATAACCTAAGAAAACGGTTACTGTGCCAGCATTAATAATGCGATATTGATTACCACCCAATGTTGTAGAGGCACATTGAACTGGTGTCGGTGCAGAAGTAGCAGCCGTAAACGTAACGGTATTACCTGTCTTAGTAAAAGCATTAAGCCCCATTTGTAGCCTCCAAAGCTAATTGGTCAGGGTCTTTAGCCCAAACAATTGAATTAACAACACTAGCCACACCATCCACATCTGTCGCACCTTCAACACCATTAACAGCCGATGTAGCCGTTGTTCTAATTGATTGTCTCCATGTATTCCAAGCAGCAGGAACCGTTGTGCTTGTCTCTACAGCTTTGACAACCATCCAATCAGAAGGTAACAAGATGCTGTAAGCAGTGCTATTGATTTGATTGATAGCAGTAGTCTTAACGCTTGTTAAGTCTTTTGGTGTTGATGTGTAATTGATGTCAACTTGGTTTGTCTGTGCGTTATAGACAGGAGCATCAGCAGTTACCCAGTAATATTGGTCACTTGGTTGTTGACCATATACAACGTCAACCATACCAATAGCAGCCTTTTCCTCTGGCGTAGAGAGATTGACCCAATTAGAAGGATAATCAATGCCATCCCAAGTAAATTGCGTACCCGCAGGGATAAGCAACATAAT